GGGGTCTGTAAATCTCTTTGCCATAATAATTATATTTCTTTTAATAATAAATCCATTCTTTTTTTTCTTTCATCAAAAGACAGGTTGTCCCAATCTTCAGGTTTGATTATCCCTTCGGTAGCAAAAACAATTCTCTCTTGAAATGCTAAAGCCTCCCTGTCGTCTTGATTTGCAAGTGTTCCCATCTTAAGAAACATTTTCATAAAATCTATTTTATCCATAATTATTTATTTTTTTGATAGTTAGTTAAATATTCGTTTACTATTTGCTTGTGCTTCATGGAGCCATCATAGTTGTCTGATATATCCTCGTACTCAGTATCTGTTATACCAAATGATTCATTCCAAGCTTTTTCATCTTCAAACATTTCAATTTGATTAGGGTCGTGGGTTTCTTCTAGCATTATATCGCTAAAACAATCAGGGCAATATCTATACTCTGTTCCATACTCGCTTTCCATAAGCTCACTACAGCCACAATAATAACAAGTCTCTTTGCCTTCCTCGTTTTCCACCACTTCTGATTCTCCATACCAATATCCTCTAGTTGCTCCACTCCAATCTCCCCATTTGCTTGAGCCATAATAATTATGGTATCTTGTTTGATATTGATACTCGTATTTATTGTTACCCAGTTCTTCAACAATACTCTCAATCATATCAAGACAATTACTAGCATCAACAAATTCCACTACTTCTTCATCTGAGTGTGGAGCATAATATCCACAACTCATATTAGCAACACATACGCCAACACCATTCTCGGCAAGTTGTCCTACATCTGTGATTGCTCCTGATGTTTCTTTGTATCCATAATGTTTTAATATAGGGGCTACTGCCTTACTAAAAGCTTTGCTAAATAGTTTTCCTGATATAGAGTTTACAAAATCTTTATTACCTCTCCTGTCAGCTTGAAGGCAATACCCTACATCTTTAAACCAATCCATATCAGCCTGACTACTTCCTATACATCCTATTTCTTCCGAGTGAAAGAAAGCACATTTAATAATATCTTGACTCATTAGCATTTCTAATGCTATCCATATACCTACCTTGTCATCTCCACCTACTCCAACTTGTTTGCCTGTTTCAGCATTGAAAGCAAATATACAGCCATCATCATCAAATACTTTATAGTATTTATGTATGTCGTGTACGGTATCTGTGTGTGCAACAATACAAGGATATGTTTTAGACTTTCCTTTTGTTACATATATATTGCTATCCTTTATTACAACTTCTGCTTGAGGAACATTCTCCTGACAAAACTTGTGGATATATGCAATCATATCAAATTCATTACCACTTGTGGTTTGAATTGATAATACATCAATTAATAATTTTTTTCTCGTAATTTTTTCATTCATAAGCGTTTTCTTTTAGTTAATAGTTAGTTAGAATTTTCAGGCAGTTGCACCCTTCAGGGATTTGTTATCTGCCTTAAATTCTATACAAAGATACGAAATATATTTGAATTGACCAAATTATTTGTATCTTTTTTTTAAATAATTTTAAGTGAGGAGGAATTGTAATCGTTCACAAAGTATAACTGCTGAGTTATTAATTAAATTACTAACCTCCCCACTTAAATTATAATTTAGAATGGTAAATCTTCTTCATCTTTAGGCTTGTCTGCAGTTACCTCTTTTGGTGGCTCATAAGTATTTTCATAAGCATAGTGAGTTGCTCCTTTTTCAGAAGGCTCTCTGCGTTCTGCAATAGTAAGGTTTGCCCACCCCTTTTTAGCAATCTTTTGTAAGTCATCTACTTTAATTGCTACATTAAACAAGTCTCCATATTGAGTGGTTACTTTTTTAATACTACTTGGTATGTAATTTTTGTCTGCCATTTTTAATTTTGGTTTTTAATTAATATTAAATTATCTATTTGCTCTTGTATTATACTTTTCTTTCTTTCTAAATGAGCAAGTTCATCTAAGAAATAAGTGAGGCTTTTTTTATCTATTAAAGATTGTTTTATATTTTCATAATCTTTATCATATCCTTTGTATATTTCTGAATAATCATTATGCTGTTTAATGGTGTGTAAAACACTAGCGTGATGAGTATTTGTTAATTTCCCTATAGTCTGTAAAGGTAACAAAAAGATATTTCTTAATAAAGCACAATACAACCTTCGTGCCTCCATTATTTTCTTTCTTCTGCTTTTAGATGTAACAATATGCCATTCCATGTCATACAATTCACAAATCTCTTTCTTTATTCTTTCGTTTCTTTCTTTTGTGAATGGTATATTCTTATGGCTTCTCATTGAGTTGGGGTTTATTTAAAGATTCTACACCTTGAAAGTTATCTTCTCCATCCACAACAATCATATCTCCCTTTAAATCAATTTCTATAATGTCTATAATATCTTTAACATCTACATTTAGAAATTTAGCCAGTCTCTGCATTTGGTAATACCTAAGAAAGTATGGATTGTCTAAATATTTTTCAATGGTTGAGCCTTTAATGTTTAATATTCTTCCAAATCTTTGTTTGGAAATTCCTCTTATTCTTAAGATTGCTTCAAGTTCATTTCTTGAAGTTCTTACTTTATCATAATCGTTTTTCATTTTAATAATAATTTGGTTTTTTAACTAGATTTTTAAGCAATGCTTTAGGTACTAGAAAATTGACCTTGTTTCTATTGTAAAACTTTTTAGTTTCTTTTTCTCCTAAAAGTCTCATAATCTCATCTTCTACCACTTCTCCTAAGAAGTTCTGTCCATACCACACCGAATAATGAAAAGCTTTGCTGTGGTTTTTATATACGCTAACCATCAAACATTCCATTTCTTCGCATTTGTTCGTATTGGTCTTTTGGGTCTCGTTTAATTTCATTTGCTTTTAAATATGGTATCAACTCGTCTGCCTCTATGTCGGTTAGTGTTGATAGGTTATTAAATATTGTTTCTTGTTCTTTTGAACTGATAGATGTGTATGGTAAGAGATTCTCAATGTATCCTATTTTCCACATCTCTGCTTCTAATGGTTTCCCATCAAGAACCTCATCCATCCAATCACTCATTAGTCGTCTACAATTTCATCTTGACCAAACACTCCTTGCTCATAGAATCCTGCAATTTTTAGGACAACTCTTGACATAGCTCTTTTTTCAGCCATAGCAACAGGAAACTTCTTTCCACCACCCATTAGGTTATTATCAGATGCCTCTCCAAAACTCATCATATTTCTAACATCCTTACCTTTATATCCTCCTTTCATACTGGCAGTTGCTCTCATAACCACCCAGTCTTTCTCCATAACAACAGGCTCATAAGCTACTGCAATGTTTTGTTTAGACACAATCTTGTCTATTCCTGTTCTTGTGATAATTACAAATCCTCTTTTATCTTTGTAAACATCTTCTTCAACAAGACCATTTTCTTTAAATAATCTTCTTAAAGTTTCTTTTTTTGTTTCTTTTACTTCTTCAGTGTTGTTTTCTACTTTTTTCATTTTAATAAAATTTAGTTAATAATTAGTTATTGTAATATTGATTCCATAAAATTCTTAAGCCTAGAATCAAAGCTTGTTTTTTTACTCTCTATTTTATACTCAACGACATTAGCCATTACAGGGCTTCCATCTGCTTTGTGATAGCGAGTTGGGACTTTTTTAGGTATAGATACTATGTCGTGTCCTTGCTTCCTTAGAGAGTGAATAATGCTTGATAATCTATAAGCACCATACATATTAATAGCTTCTTTCTGTGTTAATCTTCTACCATCTTTTAAGTGTTGTAGAATATCACTCGTTTGTGTTTTCGTCATTTTTAAATAATTTTAGTTAATAGTTAGTTTTCATCTCTTTCTCCATCAGCCATCATTTCTAAATAGCTTTCTCTTTGTAGTTCTTCATATTCATAATCCTCTATAGGGTCACAATGTTCTTTACAATCAGAACAAACATCTGTTTCGTCATATAATGAGGCTCCACAGCAATTACTTACCATATCATAGCCATATCCATCATCTATAGGGTTGCTTAATTTCCAATTATCGTAATTCATAATTTAGTGTTTTCGTTAATAGTTAGTTAGTTGAAATTCTGTACAAAGATACAACAATTTTTTAAACTACCAAAATATTTTGTAGTTTTTTTTAAAAAAAATATAAAAACATAAGATTTAACCCTTATTTAACCCTATAGAAAGGGTATTTAATACTCTTAAAGATAAAGAACAAGATAAATATAAAGATAAAGTTAAATTTAAAGACCTAAAAATAATGTGTTAATCTTGCAACTTGACCACTTTCTTTATCGTGAATAAATGCTTCACACGCTTTTGGAACTCCTGTAAAACCTTTTCTTGAATGCCAACTATCAGATGATGATGGACTTCTCATATACTCAACAGTTACTCCAATAAAATCTTTAGCATCTAACCATTTATGCTTAACCTTATGATGAATATGATGTAAATACCAATATCTAAATTTAGTTTTACTCCACATTTCAGGTCTTTCTTGAGCCATTAAAAGAGGAAGTTTATCCATTTTAGCTCCATCTCCATGTTCTAATCCAATTAAGTTATTACCATACTGATAATACTTTCTGTGTGCTACACTAATATCAAATTTAATATCTTTTGCTTTTCTAAACCAACTCTTTAAAGTGTGTGCTAAATGAAATCCACTTTGATAATCGTGATTACTCATAGAGTGTAATACATCTACAGGAGCTATAGTCCTAAGCATTTCTATTACTTTAACATAAAGCATTAAAGCTATCTCATAATGTTCCCACCACTTACCATCAGTATCTTGGTGTGTCCCCTTAGTTGTAGTGTTATAAACATTATCTATATGTAATACATCATTACCAATACAAAATAAAACCCTATCAATATCAAACCCCTCAGACTTATTCATTAAACCCTGAACACCCTCTAAAACTCTAATAACAGCAGTTTCACAATCATAAGGTTGTCCTGTTTCAGTTTCACTAGCATACTTACCTATATGTATATCTGCAGGATTTACAACTAATAAGTGAGAACCCTTCTTTCTTTTAATAGGTTTATATTCAGGAGAATAACCCTCTATAAAATTATTAATACTTTCAAAAATTTGCTTCTCGTCTAAGCCATAATCTTCTTTAGTAACTATTGAAAATCTATACTCTCCATTAGCTGATTGCCAATGCTTTACAGAAACAACATCTTTTTTGTCTATACCCCTATCTTTCAGGTGGTCATCTAAAGCTGAATTATCATTTATGTTTTCTACTACTTCAGCTCTATTTTGATAGATAAGATTTTCTTCTTCAGGAGTCAGTCTTAACCTTCTTCCATATTTTTTCATAAGTCAAATATATGAAAAAACAATACACATATAAAAAAAAAGTGAGGAGTTATTAACTCCCCACTCTTAACTACTAACTATTCCTACTTAGAAAACACTCAAAGAAGGAATTACAAAATTACATTATTTTTTTGATATATCAGCAATTCCTTGTCCTAAAATTAGAACTAAAATAGCTTGATAAAGATTTGTAGCTGTTTGTTCATCTACCCCTAAATAAGTTACTAGAGCAGGAACCACTACAGCACCAATAGCATACCAAAATTTCTTACTTTTCATCATTGTTAAAATTAACCAGTTTTTCATTTTTTTGTTTTTTAAAGTTATTATTAAAGTTTATAAGATAATCCTATGTTAAATCTACCTTCATCATCTTTTATTGTATAGTTTGGTTCTATATAAAGACTTCCCCAAACACTAATTGAAATACCAACACCTAAAGTCATACTATCTACTGAATTTTCAGTAGGAACTTGTGCCGATAAATACATATTGTCAGCTAAACTATATCTAGCCATAAAGTCATAGTCATCTCCATTCTGCATTACACCTATCATTATATCATCATTCATTTGATATCCAACACCAACATTCTCTGTAAAATTTTCAAGCCCCCAACTATCTCCCTCAGAAGGCTCGTTTACACTACTGATTACGCTGTATTGTGCTGAAGCACCTAAACAAAATAATGCCACTACTGTTGTTAAAATTGTTTTTCTCATTTTTTTATCTATTTTTAATTATTAAATTTATGTTTTTACTTAAGTGATTACCTAAAATATAATTCATTAGGTAAGCATGAGCTACTTTACTTTCTAAAATTCTATCAGGAACTTGAGCTCTATGTGTTCCTGTTAATATACACCCTCTACTATCTGAAGGGTTATTTCCTCTGTGAAATAAGATATAGCTTCTATCAGGAACATCTTGTACTAACAAGTGAACATACTCCCTTGTTGCACTTTCTCTAGCTAGTCTTACTCTACACTTATATTCTCCTGAAGGGATGCAAGATACACTTTTTTGGTTATCTCGCCACGCTAATTCTAATGTATGTGCAATAAATTCTGCATTACAATACAGCTTTCCTAAAACTGATTTATCAGTAAATGTGTCCCTGATTAGCAACAGGTTAGCACTACCTTCCCTGTCCTCTGTATTTTTTTTTGTATCCATTTTGGCCTCTTGAGGCATTTTTTGAGTGAATGCCTTTGCGTTTTTTACTATGAGATTTAGCAAATTTAAAAACTTTTGCTTTAGCCATATCACTTTTTCTTATTAAGTTTAAGAAACTTATAAAGGGTAAAAATAATAGCTAAAGTAGTAGAAATCATAAGTAATATTTCATTACATTCGCTTAAACTCAACCCTATCACACCTCCATTCGCAGCTAAAACCGACACTGTATCTTTCATATTATCACTTATTATTGTTTTCATTTTATTTTAAATATCCCACCTCTATAGACATATTTGCATATACCAAGGTAGTTGTCCCTATTACAGCATTTGCTTTTATCATTAAAAACAAATGATTGCCTAACCCTATTTCTGTTTCTGCAAAATCACTTGAAGCTAAAGCATAAGACTGAACTAAATTATCATTAGAAAGGCCTACAACAGACTTCTCTATTAAAACAAGAGGGTATGCTGTTGATGTAGAATCAGATGGTGCGTATTGAACTAAAGCAACTGTAAATGCAGTAGCATCAGGAGATGTTACTTGAAGTCTACCATTATTTATAGTCCCTGCTTGTGAAGCAGACAT